GCCGGTCGGCGACGCCCGTCGCCGACTCGCCCTCGTTCGCAATCGGCAGCGGCCGGCCCATGCGCGGCAGCACGGCCATGCGGTAGCCCGCCGCCTCGCAGACCTGGTGGATCGCGTCGAAGACGCCCAGGTTCTGCACGTCCACCTCGGGCAGCAGCTTGTCCAGGCCGCCCCACCTGTCCCCGCTGGCGTCGTCGGTGAAGAGCGCGCTGTAGGTCTCCGGTTCGAGGTCGACCGCGCGGGGCAGCTCGCCCTGGGCGTCGCCGCCGGCCGACTCCAAGATCCCGAACAGCCAGCACACGACCAGGTGCCGCAGCGCCTCCTTGACCGTCCAGTACTCGGCGGCAGGATCACCCCCGGAAGCGCCACCGTCCGAGCTGAACAGGTACGCCTGCATGACGTTGGGCGCTTCGCCGGTGTCCGCGTCGACCTTGGGCGCGGCGCTTCGGTTGGGCCTGCCGCCGGCGTTGAAGACGCACGGCAGCGACGGCCCGTCGATGAGCACAGGCGTCGGCGTGGTGCCCTGGGCGTACCAGCGGCCGATGACGTAGTGCTCGGGCCGCAGGTTGTCGATCGCCGCGACGTCGGTGCCCACCAGCGTGACGGTTTCGGACTCGTCGCGCGTTGCCGTCGCGCCGCTCATCCCGAAACCAGTGATCTGAAGCGAGCCCTCGAAGACGACGACGCCCGTCCCCTCCTTGGAGGTCGGGTCCGGGTCGGTGGCGACCGAGGTGCCCACCGTTGGCGGGACCATGACGACGCGGACCTGGTCGTCAGGCCCGTAACCAAAAAGCCCCAGCTCGAAGCCGTCGATCACGCCGTCGAGCGGGAGGCGTTCAAAGTCCGCGGTGCCGCTGCGCGGCCAGGCACCCATGCGAAGTTCGTTGAAGCGCAGGTTGCCCGCTAACGACCAGCCGTTCTCGGCGTCCGACGCCGAGTCGATGATGCCGCCTTCCGGAGGCGTGCCGTACACGGCCTTGACGTAGACGTCGAAGACCGCGGCGGGCATCGTCTGGTTGGGGGTGTTGAGCGCAGTCATGCCAGCACCTGAAAAATGAAGCGGGCGCGGATGCGTGCGCCGGCGGGGTCCTCGGTTCCCTGGTCGATCTTGTAGGCCAAGGGGTACGGGTCGAGCACCTCGAAGAACAGCGGGGCGACGACGTAGGTCTTGTCGTGGATGGTGACCGTGGTCTGGTGCGTCTGGGCGACCCACGCGCGGTGCTGCTCGATCAGCTCGTGCATGAGCGTGAAGCTGTCGGCGCGCAGCACGCCGGTGATCGGAAGCGTGCTTTGTCGGCCGGCCCCTTTCATGACGAACGGCCGGTCGCTGCCGGGGAAGTAGTTCACGCCCACCGACGGCCGGCCGGGCTGCACGCCGTGGCGCGTGTCCTGGTACTCGAAGCCGTCGAGCTGTGTGTTGCCGACCTTGAACTTGGCCAGCTCGGGATCGGGAAGGGTCATACGCGGTCCCTCCCGTCCAAGTGGTCATAAAGCGGGTTGCCCAGGGCCTGGTAGTTCGTGCCGTTGTTGATCGACAGGCGGTCGATGCGGACGACGGTCTGCTGGCCGGCGTTGATGCCGCGAGCTTCCATCGCGCGGATGATCTGATCGGCCAGGCCGTCGCGATCCGCCGGGTCGAGGAAGCTGGACTGGTCGACGGGTTCTTCTTCGCCGTTCGCGGGCAGGCGCGGGCCTTGTTCGAGGCCGCGTTCGACGGGGTCCTGCAGGAAGTCCGAGTCGGCTTGAAACTCTGTGCCAAAGAACTGTTGAGGGTTTAGCGGCAGGCGGACACCGAGCCCCGGGATGCGTGGCGACTTCACCCCCGCGCGCGTCTGCTCGGCGTAGTTCGCGGCAACGGCTGGCGACTTCCCGCGTGCGATCTGTGTATCGAACTCTTCTAGGATCGCCTTGCGATCCGCCTCGGTGATGTTTCCTTCGTTGATTTGTGTCGCCAGCTCGCGCTCGACGATCGCGCGGGCCGCGGACGCCTGAGCCGCGCGGGTGCTGTTTGACCTGACAGACTGTGCTTCCGACTCGGCCTGTTTTGCGAGCAGGTTGAACGCCTGGATCGAACCGGGCTCGAACAGCGAAGCGGCTTTGTCCGCCGCGATGCTGCCCTCGAACGACTGCGCTCGATCGACGGCGCTCACCGAGGCGAGGAAGTTTTCAAGCTTCGTCGGGTCGGCGAGCGCGGAAAAGACCGGCGCGGCCTCGCGCCCGCCGAGCGTTTCGAGCTGGGCGTCGGTGATGTTGCCGGCGGCACGCTGCTCGGCGATCTGCTTTAACGCCGCGATGACGTTTTCGCGGTCGATCCCGAGCTGGTTGAGCAGCTCGTTGCCCTCCGGCGTGCCCTTGCCCCGGATCGCAAACAGGACGTTGCGCAGGCCGGTCGTCGCCTGCTCGTTGGGCAGGCCCAGCCCCGTGCCCGCGGCGGCGAAGCCCGCGGCCTGGCCGGTGTCCAGGCCACCGATCTGGCGACCGACGCCGACGAAGCGGCCGATCTCTGCGGCCAAGCGACCCGGCTCCGCTTCACCCGCCTGCTGGATCGACTCTTGCAGGATGTTGCCCGACGCCCGCGTGTCGCCCGTCTCGCGGTACAGCACCGACAAGCCCTGGGCCAGGTCGGTGAGCGGCGCGTCGGTGAGCTGGCCCGCCGCGCTGACTTCCTGGATGAGGGATTGAATCTCTTCCGCGTCAGCATTAGGGAACTGGCTACGGAACACGCCCGCAACGCGGAAAACTTCGCCAGGGTCGCGGCCGGAGACGGCCGCCGCCGATTCGAGGTTGCGCAGCGTCTCGGGGTCTTCCACGCCCTGCAGCGCGACGAAGTTCAGCCGCGCCTCCGCCAGTTCGCGCACGAGCGTGATCTGCTCGCGCAACCCTTCCTTGGCCGACTCGATGTCGGAGATCCACTGCTGGTACGCCGCAACGACACCACCCGCGCCGACCAGGCCGGTGGCGAGCGCCGCGAATTGCCCGGTCGCGTCGCCAGCGATCCGGGTCAGAAGGCTTTGCGACTGAGCCGCCTCGGCCGATCCGGTCGCCGCGTCACGGACTGCCTCGTTGGTGCGACGCTGCACGCGCTCTTCATCCGCCAGAACGCTAGACAGCCGGCGGATTCGGTTTTCGCGACGTTGTGCCGCGCGCTGATCTTCCTCGGTCGCCTGCGTGCCCTGCTCGATCTGCTGCTCATAGCGGTCCTGAGCGCGGACGGTTTCTTCGAGCCGCTGACGGATGGACCGCAGCCGCTGCTCACGCGATCGCTCGGCGCGTTCGGCCTGGCCGGTCTCCCTGGCCGAATCCCGCGTGGCGTCTTTGAGCCCGTCCAGCGCGCGCTCGGTCTGCTCGACGCCGCTGGTGTCGGCGGTCGTCTCGATGCGTTGCTGGATGGGCTTGGGGTCGGCCATGGGGTTGGAGTAAGGAGCGGGGAGTTAGGAGCGAGGAGCGAGGAGCGGATACTTCCGGGGGCGGGGGTCAGGCCGTGTCGGCGATCGCAACGTTGGTGGCTTCCCAGTCGTAGACGGCGTCTTCGAGGCTGGTGCGGTTCGCGCCGAAACCAACGCCCTTGATCAGCATGTTGGTGATCGTGAGTGTCTTGGTGTTGCTGGCGTGAGTGATGTCGCGGATGATCATCGTGGCCGATGCGATCGTCGTGCCGATGAGCGCGTTGGCGTTGGGCCCCGCCAGCAGGACCTGACCGGACCACGGCGGCGTGGTCGACTCGACCTCTTCGAGCCGCGTCGGTTCCAGGTCACCTTCCAGGATCGAAGCCACGGTTGGCCGCGGGTTCTTTCGCCCGCGAATCTGCTTGACGCCCTTATAGGTGTCGGTGCCGTCGCTGAAGGTGCCCGGCTTGAGGAGGTGAAACTCTGCGATGTCTGCCATGTCGAAGTCCTTTCGTTAAGCGGGGCCGGCCTGGCCCCGCGTGGTGTGTGTCCCTGGCCTACGCCTCGTCCGCGCCGACCGCGGCCGCGCTGCCCGTGACGGTCCAGCGCTCGCCGATCACGCTGGTGCCGTCGAAGTCGTCGCCGTCGCTGGGCCTGATCCCGCCCTTGTCCTGGGCCGGGAACGCCAGGCCCTCGAACTGCGAATTGAAGTGGCTGTCGTCGTCTTCGATCCCGATCGCGAGGCTGCGCCGCATCGCGTAGTACGTCGCGATCGCCTGCTCGAGCTCGGTCTCGCTGACCTTGCCCTCGTCCTTGAAAAACACGATGCCCGTGACGACCTCCGCGCCGTCATGGATCTCGCGCCCGTCCTCGAAGCGGATCGGGTCCGCGGCGAACCAGACGAACATCGCGTAGGGCCCCTTGTTCATCGCGCGGTGGGGCCAGCCGATGTAGGCGTCGGGCGCCTTGGCCGGCTTGCCCGAGTTCATCTCGTCGCGGAAGGCGCGCAGCACGCGCAGCAGCCAGGCGTTCTGACTCATGACGCACCCCCTGGTATTGCACGCGCGATCGCGTCGGCGAGCAGCTGCTGGCCGCGCGGCATCATGCGCTGCACGCCCTTGGCCAGGGCGTCGGTGCCCTCGATCACGACCTGGTCCTTGAGGACGAAGTAGAGCTTGCCCTTGGCGTCGCCCTGGCGCGAGACGCGCCCGTCGTTCTGGTAAACCGTCTTCTTGTACGTCGCCCGGCCGCCGCCCTCGGTCTTCGGGTCCTCGACGAAGACGACGGTGTTGCCCTTCTTGGACTCGAAGATCTTCACCCGGTCGCCGAAGGTGTCGAACAAGGCGCGCGGCGTGTAGCGCGCGATGCCGGACGGGGTGAGATTGGCGGCGACCGGCACCCACAGGTGCTTGGCGCGCTTGGGCGTGATGGTCGTCTTGTCCGGGCCGAGGATCGCCCGCGCGTACGGCGTCGTCGTGCCGCGGTTCGTGCCCACGAAGCCGCCCAGCGGCTTGTCGACCTCGCCGGTCACCGCCTGGCGCAGTGCGCCGCTGCGCACGCCGACTTGGTCCTTGCTTCCGGGGGTGCCGCTCAGCTCGTTGGCCTTGATCGACGACTCGGCCTCGTTGACGAACTGGACGAAGGCGCGGTCCAGTTCATCGACCAGGCGGCGGCTGGTGCCGTCCCACTGCGCGAGCAGCGCGGACGACTCGGGCGTGAAGCCGATGCTGATCGCGACGGCCATGAGGAGTACTCCGAATCGGTTCACAACTGGACCCTCCGGTAACGGCCCGCGGCGGCGATGAGCGCGGGGTGGGTCTCGACGTCGCCGAGCTGGCCCGACGCGCCGCCCGCCTCGATCCCCTTGAGCCCCGCGGTCTTGCGCAGATTGAAGAGCTGCACCGCCTGGATCACGTTGGCCCGCTGCAGGTCCTCGGGCGGCTCGATCCCCCCGGAAGGCGCCTCGTCGTCGGGGTCATAAAAGCCGGTGGTCGCGACGACCTGGTTGGCCCGCTCGCAGTTCGTCCACCAGTCGTCGAAGAGCCCGATGAGCGCCAGCTCGTCGGACGCGACGTAGTAGTCGGTGTCTTCGACCAGGGCCGTCGCGGCGTCGAACTCCGCCGGCGTCGACGGCACGTAGAGGCGCTTGACGCTGGTGATCGATTCCAGCGGCCGGCGGTCCAGGCCGACCACTTTCGAGCGGTCGCCGGCCGGCAGCGGGTAGAAGGTGCGGTCGACGGTGCGGCGCAGCCCGCCGTCGACGACGCCGGCGACGCGCTCGGTGATCGACGCGCACACTTCGAGGATCGACGTCAGTTCGTCGTCCCGCTCCGTGCTGTCGTAGATCTCAAGGGCGGTCTTGAGGTCGTCGAGTTTCGCGAGCTTGTTGGCCATGCGGGGCAGGGGCGAGGGGCTAGGGATCAGGGGCGAAAACTTCCGGGGGCGTTAAACCGGCTCGGCGGGGATCTGCCGGCGGCGGACCTCGTCGGCCGTCGCGTCGATCGCGGTGCCCTTCTTCAGGACGACGCCGTTCTCCTTCTTGAAGTCGGCGGTGAGCCGGTAGCGCACCTTCTTGTGCTTGTCCGCGAGCGCGGCGAGGTCCTTGGCCGGCTTCGCCGCCGGGTCGGTTTCCGGATGCGGTGCCGACGCCTGGTCGCCGGCGGGCTCGGCCGCGGGCTTGCGCGTTTTGCTCTTCGTCTTCTTGTCGCTCATGGCGTTCCTCGTCGTGGTGTCACTGGGCCGGATCATCCGGTCGCGCTGGTTGGGGAAGTTCGGTTGCATGTCGATGCCTCTTCGAGCCGGGTTTGAAGCCTCCTCAAAACGCTCTGCGGGCGGTCACCCGCAGAGCGCCAAGTTCCGGGGTTCCGGGGGTCAGCTCACGATCTCGGCGACGCTGGCCGCGTCGTTGTCACTCGCGACGCCGTAGGCCGGCCAGAGACCGAGCACCAGCGCGCCGACGTCCGAGGACGCCGTGCCCACGGTCAGGGACAGCCGGAAGTGCGTGAACGCGTTGGCCACGTCCAGCTCTTCGGGCGCGAGGTTGATCACCGCCTGCTTGTCGCTGTCGTCGGTACCGGCCTGAGTCAGCTGCGTGATGGCCTTGCCGGCGATGTCCTTCGCGCCCGTGCCCGATCCATCGGTCGCCTGTTCGAGCTTTGCGTCGATCGTGGCGTTGGTGCCCAGCGTGCCGGCCTGGACGATGGCCTGGTACTGGTTGAAGTCCTTGGCCGCGATCCAGCCGGTCGTGACGGTGCTTGCGCCGGTCGCGTCGGGGTCGATGACGCCGAGCACGGCGAGGGCGTCGGAGGCTTTTTTGGTGGGGTCCATGGTGTGTCTCGCTTTATGTGTTTGAAGTAGTGCTTTCGCTTGGTCGCCCGTGGTGCTATCGTGAGTCCATCACCCGGTCGCCCGGGTGCAAGGCCCCGCCGAGGCGTCACTCGGCGGGGCCGTTTACTTGGTTTTGGGATCAGGATCGCGTGTCGAGCGTGACGAACGCCGACAGCTTCTTGCTGCCCTTGTCCGGGTCGATCGAGTTGACCAGCTTGGGGAAGCCGCCCATGCGGTAGGTCATCTTGAAAGCGGTCAGGTCCTGGTCGAACCAGAGATGCATGCTGGAGGCGGTCTTGATGCCGCCGGCCTTCTCCAGGACCTTGTACATGCCGAGCGCCGCGAGGACGACGTCGCCCTTGGTCCCCAGCGTCTGGCAGTGCTGGCCGGGCACGATCGGCCGGCCCTTGAGACGGCCGTTGATGTCGTCGTCACGCAGGCCGTTCGGCCCGACGTAGACCGGCTGGTCGCCGATCGCCAACGCGTCGAGCTGCGGCTGCACGTCGTCGTTCATCAGCCAGACGCAGTTGCGCCGCTTCCACGACGAGGGGATGCGCGCCCACATGTTCGAGACGTTGTCCTGGACGAACGTCGCGGCGGACTGCCCCGACTTTTTGGCGACCGACACCAGCGCGGCGGTGTGTGTCAGGATGCCCAGGGGCTGACCGACGCCGGTGCCGTTGACGATCGCCTCGTCGCCCTTCCAGGCGATCTTGTCGCGGCCTTCGGCCATCAGCTCGCTGGCGAGGTACGGCGTGTCTTCGAGCGACTCTTCGCTGACCGGCACGAGTACCGACAGTTTGAACAGCCGGCGCGTGATCGGTTCGAGTTCGGGCTTGGACTGGGTGATCGCGGAGGCTTCGTTTTCCCAGTATGCCTGGACGCCGGAGCTGTCCCAAGCGCCCTTGGACTTGTTGACTTGGTCGACCACGCTGTTGCCCCCGACTTCGCGCCGGTCGCAGCGCGAGATCAGGTCCGAGTCGTCGAGCGCGCCCTGCCACAGTTCCTGGCCGAAGTCCGGCGGGATGTAGCCGACGTCCGAGGTGTTGCTCGTTACCGCCGGGTCGCCGGCGGCGGCCTTGTCGATCTTCTCGGCGGTCTCCTTAGACTTGAGCAGGCGCTCATCGATGTTGGCGCTGCGCCCGTTGTCCGACGCGCGCACGGCCTGGGCGAACTCGCCCAGGCTCTTGAAGCCCCACTTGCCCTCGTCGTCGTTGCGCGGCGTGCCGCCGGTGATCTTGACCTGGTCGACTTTCGCTGAGAGGTCCTTGATCGTTTTCTCCAAGCCCTTGATCGGCGAGTTGTCGCCTTCGAATTGGCCGCGCAGCTCCTCGAGCGCCGACTTGAGCGACTCGACGGCTTCGGCGTCGGCCTTCTGCGCGTCGATCGCCTCGGCGATCTTTTGCAGGCCTTCGGCCGCGGTCAGCTCTTTGCGGCTGACCTGTTCCATGATCTCTTTGATTTTCTTGTTCATCGCGTGCGTCCTTGCAGGGTGGGTTTGTGTTGTCCGTGTAGCGTTCGCCGACAGCGCGTCAGGCGAACATCGCGTCGAGCGGGTCGGCCGACTTGGCCTCGCCGCCGTCGTGTTCATCGCCTGTCGGGTCGTCGTCGAACGCCCGGCCGTACAGACCCTCGGAGTCAGCCACGTAGCCGGCGATGAGCTTGGCGAAACGTGGCCCCACACTCTCGGGGTCGGAGAAGATCTTGAGGAGCGCGGCCTCGACCGCCGGCTGCAGCGCTGCGTCGAAACCCGCTTTGATGTCCTTGTTGATTTCCTCGGCGATGGCCTTTGCGATCGCGGCCGACTGGCCGGCGTCGTGTTCGCCCATGTCTTCGCCGACCAGCGCGGCGGCGGCCGAGGCGACCGAGCCGAAGCCCGCGGCCTTGAGTAGCGCCTGGCGGTTCGCCGGCACCGCGACGATGGAGATCTCGATCAGCTCGATCTTGGTGAACTTGCGGACGGACTTCTTCGCTTCGCCGCTACCGACCTCGGCCATCTCCCAGGCCCGGACCAGGAAGCCGATCGAGCAGGCCCGCAGGTCGCCGGAGCGCACCAGCTGCCAGTACTCCTCGCCGAGCTTGGACGTGTTGAACTTGCAGACGCCGATCACCCGGTCGCCGTCGCGGCGGATGCTGACCCAGCGGCCGATGACCGTCGACTCGCCGGCGAAGCCGGAGTGCTGGTGCGCCGCGAGCATGACCGGGTTCTGCATGAACGCCTTGACGGTCTCGCGGTCAAAGGCCTTGGGGTCGACGATCTCGCCGTAGCGATCGACCTCGCCGGAGCTGATGACGAACTCGACGGTGCGGTTGGCCTCGTCGATGCCCTTGGCGACCTCGTTGCCCGCGTCGTCCTTGGCCCACTCGATGAACATTCGGGTGAAGCCCAGGTCGCCGTCTTCGGGCGTGATCTCGGCGTGTCGCTGGTCGAGGATCTTCGTGCCTGGGATGTAGCGTTGTGCGTTCGCAACCATGCCTATGCCGCCTTCCGTTGTTTGGCGTCGCGTGCGGTGAGTTGGTCGTGGGTGAGTGGCCCGCGCTTGATCAGCGCATTGATCAGCCGCGCGTCCTTGATCGTGTCGTCCGGGTAGCGGCTGATCGTGGTGCAGCCGCAGTTGATGACCTCGCCCGCGGGAAGCGAGGTGTCGCGCGGGTGCTGGCAGCGGAAGCTGCCCTTCTCGCTGCTGATGACGAACGCCTCGTCGACGTCGATCGGGTCGGCGAGGTAGACGCGCTCGGCGGAGATGTGCCCCTGCCGGCCGGTCTCCTTGCGGCTGTGCAGCCAGGACTTCATCGGGACGCCGGCCTGGAGCCGGCCGAGGTGCTGGCCGCGCTCGACCGACGAGGCGACCTCGGTGCGGGCGATGGTCTTGGCCCGCTTGCTGGAGACGTCGAACTGGCGCTGCAGGCGTTCGGCGAGCGTGGTGGCCGACTCGCCCTGGGCCAGGCCCTCAGCGAGCTGCTCGCGGATCTCGCGGGCGAGCGTGTCGTTGATGTCGGTGATCTGGATGACGCGCTGGCGGATCGCTTCACGCGCCGGGCCGCCGTCGATGTTGAACGGGTCCGCGTCCGCGGGTGCCTTGCCCTCGGCCGCCGCCGCGTCATCCATCGACTGCTGGCCGCCCAGGCGGAACGAGGCGACGATGATCGGCCGGGCCTTGCCGCGCAGCGCCTTGTCGGCGGCGATGAGGTCGAAGAGGACCTCCCCTATCAAGTCGCGCACCTTGCGTTGATCCAGCGAGCGGAGCTGCTCGGGCGTCATGCCCTTGAGCCGCTTGCGCAGGTTGGCGATCGTCTCGTTGCGCAGCCGGTTGTAGTGGCCGGCGACGCGCTTGCGCATCTCGCGCTGCAGCGGCAGGTGCGTGTTCCACCACTGTTGGTGCAGCTGGTCGAGCTGCGACTCGGTCAGCTCGCGGACGTGTGTCGGTGCGGTCGAACGGGCCGGCGTTTGCTTTGGCTCGGCGGGTGGGTCATCCGGCCCGTCGTCCGGATCGGCGGGGTCGGGCTCTTCGCCGGTCGGCGGCCCGAAGTCGCCCAGGTCTTCCTGGACGTCGACCAACGACATGGGCTTGTACCAGGTGTCGCCCCAGGGCTGTTCTTCGAACGGCGCGTCGGTCGAGCGGAGGATGTCGTTCAGCGGCACGCCCATCGCCAGCCACTTGTCCAGCTGATCAACGCTGGCCAGCCGCATGCGCTGGACCGGGCCGATCGACGCGGCGTCGAACCAGGCGTAGAGCATGCCGCCACCTTGGGCCGCACGCATCGCCGCGTTGCGGCGTTGCCACGACCGGGCGCGGGTCGTGTCGAGTTCGCGGCGGCGTTCGCGGCCGCCGGCGACGCCGAGGTTGCGGCTCGCCAGGGCGTCGGTCCATTCCTCGGCGAGCCACTCCGCGTCACCGAGGATCGAGTCCCACAGCAGCTCGTGCGCCGCGTTGGCGTGCGCGTAGTTGGAATCCTCGTAGTAGCCGATCGTCGCCGGCGGCACATCGTAGCCGGCGCAGATGTCGGTCCGGCTCATCTTCTTGAGCTCGGTGAACTCCATCTCCGCGAAGGCGTTCTGGATGCGGTGGAAGTCCATCTCGCCCTCGGCGAACATGAGCTTGCGCCGCTTGAGCACGCCGGTGTATCGATCGTTGACCTGTTCGCGCAGGTCCTGGCGTTGCGGGTCGCTGAGGTTGGTCTTGAAGTTGAGGATGCCCGACGGGGCGACGTCGTTATCGAGCGACGAGACGTTCGCCACGTCGGCCTTGAAGTACTGCTGCACCGCGAGGTTCACCGCGTGCCGCACGCTGAGCGGGCAGTCCAGGCCCCGCTCGTAGTCCGGGCTCACGACCGGGTGGATTTCTTCCAGCGGCAGCTCGATCCACGCCCCGGCGTTGGTGCGGTACCACCAGCCGTCCTGGACGCCTTCGCATTGCTCGCCCGGCAGCGTCTCGCCTCTGTACCGCGGCTTGATGCGCCATGCCGGGAACGGCATGCAGTTGATCGGCTGCGCCCCGTCGGCCATGTCGCCGCCGGCGGTGGCGAACCACCAGTAGGCCGCGCCGCTGAGGTCGAGGTAGCTGCTGGTGACGTGCCAGAACTTGCGGCGCGTCAGCTTGGGATGCGGCTGCTCGGTCAGCTCGACGGCCGGCCCAGACTCGACCACGACGTCATCGCCGGTAGACAGTCGCAGCGGCATCTGCCCCAGCGCCTTCGCCCGCTTGCGGACACAGGCGTAGACAACCGAGACCTGGCGATACGGCGAGGTCGCGTCCTCCTGGTTCAGGTGATCCGGCCCGACGAAGTAGCGGTCGTACGGGTCGCTGAAACCGCGCAGCGCCTTGGCGGCAGCTCCGAGTCGAGTCAAGATGTTTGCTTTGATCTTCATCGTTTAGGCAAACCAGACCTTGGGGATGACCGTTTGCACCGCGTGCCCCGACCGCAGCGCAAGCGCGGCGCTGTACGCGATGTCGCAGTGGCTCTCGGGCAGCAGCGGGTTCTGCGACTCGACCAGCTTCAGCCGGGCCTTGCCATCCTCGCCGCCGGCCCGCTCGCTGCCCGCCTCCTTCTGGATCGCGTACAGGTCCGTCGCGATGAACTTCAGCGCGTTGCGCGATGCTCCGCCTTGCACGTTGCTGAAACCTCGGTATCGATAACGCGATGCGCCGCCTGGGTCATTGCCGAAGTATGGGATGGTCTGCGCGCCGTCCTTGAACGCCGTCGCCAGGCCGCTGCCCAGGTCGCTCTTGCGCTTGCCGCCGAAGTCGACGCCCTCCCAGCGGTCGGGGAACTCGGCTTCGAGCGTCTCGTTGCTGTCCATGCCCAGGCCCGTCGCGTCGCCACAGCCCACGCCCGTCGGCTTGGCCTTCATCGCCGAGCGAACGATCTCACGCTGCAGCGCGAAGTCGCAGTCGCGCATGAGCACCAGGGCCCGCAGCCGCTTCTGGTCCGGCCGGCCGTCGTTGACCCACAGCGACGAGAGGTGGCCGCGCCGCGCGACGTCCCAGCCGTTCTCCGGCCGGCCGCCGAAGTCCATCGCCGAGAAGAAGCCCGCGTCCCAGCCCGAGCCCTTGGTCACTTCCAGCAGGTCGAACGCCAGGCCCTTGCCCGCCTGCGCCGCCGCTTCGAGCTGTGCCCACTTCAAGAGCGAATCGAGCGCGCCCATGAACTTGCACTCGTACTCGCGCTGGAAGCCGACGTCGTCGCCGTAGAGCGCCTTGAAGGTGTCCAGGTCGGTCGGCTCGCCGTTCTGATCCAGCAGCTCGAAGCCTTCGGCGATCGACTGGTGGATGTCGCAGAAGTGGACGCTGTAGGTGTCGGGCTGGCTGCACAGCTCGTAGAACTTCGTTTCCTTGCCGCGCGGCGTGCTGATCACGATGACGTGGAAGCCCCGCGTCGCCAGCGGGAAGACGACGCGCCAGTGGTCGTAGCCGCCGTTGGGAAACAGGCCGAACTCGGTGAAGATCACGTTGCCCGTCAGGCCGGCGAGCGCGTCGGGCGAGCGGCCGGGCAGCGACACGACGCGCCCGCCGTTGGGCAAGAGCAGCTCGCGCGACTTGAAGGTGAACCAGTGGTCGAAGTCTTCGTCGTACTCGTAGCGCTCGGCGTGCTCGACCTCGCGGGCCTCGCCGATCTTGTCGCGGTACCAGCCGGCCCACGCCTTGCACTTGTCGAAGGTCGCGTCGGCCTGGCGTTGGGTGAGCGAAACGATGAACCAGGACTGGCCGGTCTCCATCGCGCTGAGAACGGCCTTGGCCGCGGTGGTGAAGTCCTTGCCCTTCTGGCGGTGCCAGTTGACGACCTGGACGCGCGCGTCGTCCATGAAGAAGCGGCGCTGCGCGGCGTCGAGGGTGATCTTGGTCGGCAGGTTCATCACCATCACGCGGCCCTCCCGCCCCCGGAAGTCCCGGGCGTTTGCGCTTCGCTGGATAGGCCGGCGAGTTCGTCGCGGATCGCGTCGAAGACCGACTGCGGGATCTGCTGGCCGCCGGCGGCGCGTTGCTCCATGTCCTTGACGCGCGTTTGAAGCGTCTTCAACGCCTCGTCGATGTGCTGCCGTTTGAGCTCCATGTCCTGGCGGAGTTTCTCGATCTGGGCCTCGGCCTTCGCCGCGCGGTGCTCGGCCTGGCCTTGCAAGAGCAGCAGCTTCTCGCGTTCGAGCTTGCCCTTGTCGTGGGCCATCACCGCCGACAGGATCGTGTTGAGGCGCGACGTGTCGATGTCCTCGGACGACTCGGCGGTCATGACCTCCTGGGCCATGAGCTTGTGGACGCGGTTCTTAGTCAGCTCCAGCAGCGCCTCGTTCTGAAACTCGGGCTTGGTCGACAGCTCGGCGATCATGAGCTTGCTCGCCCACTCGCCGGTCACCCGCTTGAGCACCTCGCGGAAACGCAGGTCGAAGCGGTAAAAGCTCGACCGCTTGATCGTCGCGCCGCCTTCCTTCGTCGCCAGCCACTCGAACTCTTCCTGCCGGTTGACACCGGGCATGGCCAGGCGCCGGGCCAACTCGTTGAGCACCGGGCGCGACAGCTTCATCACCGACGACGGGTAGGCGTCGATGATCAGCTGCTGCACCGCCTGCACCGCGCGGTCCTCGATCGGCGGCAGGGAGATGCTCGGTTTGTCGACGTCCGTGTCGGGCATGTGTTTGCGGGGTTGCTAGTGCCGGGATTACTTCCGGGGGCGCGGGTCGTCGATGAGGGGGTGCGGTTCGGCGGCGTAGCTCAAGAGCGCGGTCGCCGCGGGCGTGACGCAGACCGACCAGGTGTCGAGCCGGAACGGGTCGCCGTTGAACTCGCGGTCGTCGCGTTCCTGCATGAAGCCCGAGCCGATGAGGTCGCGCAGCAGGTCGGCGGCGTGGTCGTCGGAGTCGGGCGCGGTTTCCTGGACGATCGACGCCTGGAGCACGTCGAGCAGGTAGCGGGCGGTGACCCAGCCGCCGACGCCGTTGCCGCGCATGGTGTTGGCCGCGCTGAGCATCGCGCGTCGGATGCGTCGGTCGCGCAGGGCGCGGCGTTTTTCGCGTTGATGGAAGTCGCTCATGCGTCACCCCCTGACGCCTGCTCGGCCCGCACGCGGACCAGGTCCTCGCGCATCGCGGTGAGCATCTTGTTCAGCTCTTCGACGCCGTTGCGGGTCGCGCAGTGCTGGGTGACGTAGAGCCAGAGCTTGTGGATCTCTTCGGCGTTCTTCAGCTCGGCCTCGTGGTCCTGGCTGTTGAGCCTTGCGAAGCGCTGTTCGCCCTGTTCCAGGCGTTTCTCGATGCGCCCGATCGAGTCGGCGAGCGTGCCGATCTTGGTGTCGACCGCGGCGTCGACCTGGGCGCGGATGGTTTCTTCGCGCTGCTCGACCTTGGTCCTCAGTTCGTCGTGCTGGGCGAACTTGCGCCGCATGCCGAACATGAACAGCCCGAGCAGGCCGTTGTAGATCATCTGCGCGGCGGCGAGGACGATCGCGATGATGAGGGTGGCGTCCATGCGTGGCTCTTCGGGGTGCGGGTCGGGGTCGTCAACGATGAAAAGCGCCCGGTACGCGGCGTCCCGCGTCCGGGCTTTCTCAAGGGGGTTTAGCGTTGTTCGGCGATCGGCTTGAGCGGCACGGCGGTCAGCGTCGGCCCGACCTTCTCGCGGGCCCGTTCGACCAGCGTGAGCGCCTCGGGGTTCTCGCCCATGCGCGACCGCAGCGACGCCTTGGTCGCCTTGTCCTCGAAGTCGATCTTGCCGCCGTTCGCCGCCTTCTCGTGTTCGATCGCTTTGACCACCGTTTCGGCCGCTCGTCGCGTTCTCACGGCTTTCAGCCAGCGGTTGCCCGCCAGCAGCAGCGAGCCGCCCGCGGCGATGTACGCCCCCCACGGCGGCGGCACGACGCCGCCAGCGGTCTGCAGCGCCACGGCGACCGCGTCGACCCCGTCGGCGTCCTCGCCCAGCGTGTCCAGACGAGCCGACAGGTCGGTGATCACGCCGTCGACGCGGGCCTTCTCGGTGGTCGCGGTCTCGACGATTTTCAGGAGCTCGTCGCGCTGCTCGCCTTCGGGCAGCGCGTCGGCCTGGGCCTTGGCGTCGTCGATCACCTGGTCGAGCTGCTGGCTGGCGAATTGCGCGTCGTCCAGGGCGGCCCGGATGTCCGAGACGCCCGTCGAGTCGCAGCCGGCCGGCAGCAGGAAAATCGCGCAGAGCAGCGCGGCGAATACGCATCGCATGAGTCGGGTTTTGGGTCGTGTGCCTGGCATGGTTCCGAGTCCTTTCCTTGGCCGTTTAGCGTCGGGCCGCGAGGCCCGGGTGGGTTTGTGAGCCGGGGCCTTCCGGCCCGCGCGTTAAACGTTTTTGATCGGGGCCAGCCACGCCCGCGAGACGTCGATGCAGTGGTCGTATTCGTCCGTGGGCCGTTCAACGCGCGCGACCTTGGCGGTGCGGGTTTCAATCAACAGCACCATCACGGTCTCGACTGAGCCGTCGGGCCAGTGCAGATCGACGTAGTCGCCGGGCTCAAGCCGCAGCAGCGCCTTGGTCGCGGGTTTGAGGGATTCGCTCTTGATGCTCATGACCGGTGCCTCCGTGTTCGCCCAGACAGCCGACGGCCACGTCGCATCTTCGACTTCGTACCCGGCCGTGCGTTCGCTCGTTTCCGCGGCGTGGGCTCGACCATGCGCGTAGGCAGCTTCTCGTCGCAGCGCTCGATCACGAGCGTCGACGTCGCGGCGGCCATCGCCAGCAGGGACAGGGAGGGTCGGATTCCCTTGTTCACGCTAGTACCCCCTCGCCGCCGATCACGGTGGCGTCCAGCGCCGCCGCGCCCGCTTCCTGCGCCGCCTGCAGCGCGCTGGCGACGCGTGTGCTGCCGACCGGCGCGGGCTCGCCTGTGGGCGTTGCGGTTTCGTGCTGGTCGCGCAGCCGGACGCGGTTGATGCGCACCGACCGCGGGACGTTGAAGAACAGCTTCGCGCCGCGTTTGGTTCGCTTGTCCAGTTCGACGCGTGCCGGGCCGTCGAAGTAGCCGTCGAGGTGGATCGAGTCGGCCACGTCGAGCCAGGCGGTGATGCCGTTTCCGTCGCGGTCGCGGACGACCAGGCGTGCCCCAAGGTCGCGCGTCTGGTCGAGCGTGATCGTGACGCACTCGCTGTCGCCGGTCAGGCTGACGAGGTCGATGCGGTCGCCGATATCCAGGCCGAGCTTGAGCATCCCTGCGGTCCTTGCCCGCCCGGCAGCCGTGCCGTGGCGGAAAAACAAAGGCCGAAACCATCGCGCGAAGTAAGCCCTGGTGCGATGGCTTCGGCCTCGGTGGCCGTTTGGGATTTCTACGAAGGGTTCACCCCTCGACAAGCTCGGGGTGGCCGGGTGATGAAGCCGGTCTTTACAGCGTGCCCTATCGGGCGATGCTTGTCAAGGGGTTAAGTTTTTTACGCGGGCGGAGCCTTTTTATGTGGCATATTTCGCGTCCCCAGGGCTGTTGAGCAACTGCTCCCCTACTTGGTTGATCGATGAACGCGCTGAAAGCAGATTGTCGTTCAGCAGGTTACTTCTCGTTTTATGGAAAGAGTTTCCAAACGACTCGGTTACCTTCTCAATGCTCATCTTCAGTTCAACGAAGCCTTCATCGACCATATGCTCTGGGAGTTCGATCGCATGGATTCGGTGGCTGTTCTTGCCATATTCGACGAGTACGCCGTCCTGTAGTTCTTGTTTGGCAACACGCTCCTGGTCGATGTAGCGGAACTCAATTCTGAAGCCTTTACCCTCTCGAACTACAAGCGCTCGCACTGCGATCGGCATTGCGTGAGGCGACATCATCATCCGGATCTGCGTACCACCGCCGGGCTTTTTCTCTACCTTCGGAGTAACGTCGCGGAAAGACTTGTTGTCGATGCGAATCCAATCTTTCATGGCTACACCTTCTTGAGCATTGTATTCAGAGAATTTCCAAACATCTGATACATCTGCATGGCGTTGTCCTGTACGCCGCCTGGCGCTACGCTATCAATGACGATGACACCCCATGGGTTCTCGTTACTTCCGACGGGGATACCGCACATGGATCTGGGAAGCGGTTTGCCCTTGTTGAGTCTGTCATGGACCCAATCAACATCAACGTGGGTTGCTTTGGCATATTCATCGACACGTTGAGGTACCCGCTTGTGCTGTTCAATTTCGGGGAGGTCTTGAGCAATCAACGTCCGATTGCATGACCAGGTGTGCCCCGCCCAGCCGGAGGCAGTGCGGTCATCCCGAGATACTACGAAAGCTGCTGTCGATTTTTGCGTTTGATGGCCTGAGCGTGCAACTGGGACAAGAAAAAGGCCTCTCTTAAACCAAAGGTCTCTACGCCCGAGGCACCTCCACCATGGGCAAACCCGAAACAATGTTACGCGGTGTGAGTGGTTGGGGTCTTCCAAATACTCCTGAAACAAGGCGTTTCTGAGTTCGTTGAGTTGCTCGTTGATAGCCTTCCAGACCCAAGGTCTCCCCATCCACTTGACGAGGACTGCCCCACAGATAGCCACCAACGAGGCAATGGGGATGATGACGTGAGCGTGGCTCGACATCGGATCGATGAAAAAAGCAGACCATTGCCATCCCCGGGCGTCCGTATCAACGCCAGTAGCCCAACCAGTGACACCTGACACCCCTGCGCCCAAGAACCCCAAGGCGTTGGTCGCGTGGTAAATGATTGCTCTTCTACCCGAATTCACGATCAAGGGACATCCCCAGTTGCAGACAGGATATTAGCTTAGCAAATAAACCTAAGCCAGTTCATTTGCAGGCAGCATCTTCCCCCCCGCCCCTTGCATTCTGTTCGTGTTCCGTTAGTATATTCAATAAGCATCGAAGTTTCATTATTGCCTATTTTGACATGGATTTTCTGCGAGGGGCTGGGATGGGTATGCGGGTCGAGATAGGCGGGGTCGGGTACGAGTTGGTGCTGGTGCAGCGCGACCTGTTGCACCCGCGTGACGGCGGGCGGTGTCGGGGGCTGACCTGGCCGGACCGGGCGCTGATCGAGGTGGACGGGCGGCTGCCGCCCGAGGTGCGGCGGAAGGTCGTATGGCACGAGCTGGGCCACGCGTTCAAGGCCGAGCTGGACGTGAGCGCGGCGCTGCAGCTGCCGGAGGAGATGTTCTGCGACCTGGTCGCGCTGGCTTTGACACGGCTGAGCCCGAAGCTGTACGCCCGGCTGTGGCTGTTCGCGACGCGAGGTTACGAGGCGGCGGACGTGATCATGATCCCCGGCCTGCCCGAGCCGATCCCGGTTATTCGCTATCGCGATCCTTCGACTGCTCACGGCACTGCATGAGCTCGGCGATAATGATCCAAAGGCAGCCGACGATCGACAGCGCCGCTCCAATGATCGTGGTCTTCAGCGTCTCGCCGCTCGAACACATCGTGACCGAGCCGGCCATAAAGACGAGAGCACCGAAGATCCAGGCCCCCTTCCAGCCGCCCACGCGGATCTCTTGTTCAGGTTGATCGCTCATAGTGACCGTGATCTTCCTCGTGACCTTTGGGCCTTGTGCTTCAAATCAAACCACTTGATTCACTTCGGGTCTCGCGTGTTGCTTGCCTTCGGCCCTGCCGCGCGCTTGGCTTTGACTTCAGCCTCTTGAACCAGGGATCGCGCCCCTCCGATCATGTTCGATGACAGCACCCGCTCGACGAGGGTGTCGCGGGAGGCTTCCGGCTGGGACAAGTAATTGAAGAGTGCGGCCTCCAGGATGGTCTGCCGCATGCCCTTTGCGCCGCCGAGCCGCTTGACCTCAGCGTCGAGCTGCACCTTTAAGGCGTGGCGGAGTTGCGTGCCAACCGAGATGCGCTCGTCATCGCTCATTTCAAGACGTTAGCGGAGCGGTATCTAGGGTGAGTCAACATTATTTCTAGAAACAGTCTTGACAAGCCGACATCGTCAAGGTAACTTCTAGAAACACCCTAGATATCCATGCCCAAGCCAGCCCTCAAACCCGATGCAAAAGACCGCTGCTACGTCACGGTCAAGGACCGGCGCACCGGCAAGTCCAAGTGCCTGACGGTCTACGACATCCGGCCGGACCGGCTGATCGACCTGATCCGCAAATCCATTAAAGACGCAGACGACAAACGCTCGCCGGCCAACGCCGACGCCGCGTGATTTTGGTTCGCCGGGCACGGTGCCCGGCGGTTTCTACGAAGGGCTTGATGAGCCCTACCCCTCGCGGGCCGACCCCTCCGCCGGCCCGCGGGATTGCCCCCGGAAGCTGGGGCGGCGCGTCACACCCACGCCCGCCCCGGTTTGATCCCCCTCCCTCGGGTGGCCCCCGCCATGGCGGGCCGCCCGGGTTTCTCCCCGCCCCCGGAAGAGGGGCGGGATTCAGACTCAGGCGTGACACGGCCGTCATGCCAAGCATCTTCGCCCACGCGGCACTCGCAAGGACGCGACCTTGGACACGAACTTTCCAGCCACGCCAGAACGCACCCCGGAAAGAGGCCAGCCCATGTCGATCGACCTGATGCGCGAGATCAAAGAAGAGGGGGCCAGCTCGATCGCCGAGCTCCGCGTCATCCTCAACCGCAGCGAGTCCGCCGTCTACGACTACTTCAACCGCACCGAGCTGTCGGCCGGCCAGTTCTTCCGGCTCTTCGCGCTCGCCAAGTCCGACCGTGTCCGCGAGATCATCCTCAAGCACCTGCTGCCCGGCTCGGGCTGCCAGGTCGTCTGGCTGCCCGACGCGCTGGACGCCGACGGCGACGGCGACGTCGATACCGACGACGCGACCAGCCGGGCGATCAACGCCGTCGGCGTGCTGCACAAGACGCTCAAGGCGCTGCGCGACGAGTCGGGCGACCGCTCGGACGCGGCGAGCCTCCAGGCGATGCGCGAGAGCTTCATCGGCCTGGTCGAGGAAGCGACCGCCGGCCTGGCCATCATCGACTGGCTGATCAAGCAGGCGATCGCCCACCCCCGCCGGCGCGCCCGGCCGGTGCTGAACGGCGAAACGCGGAAGGGGGCGCGAGGTGTCTAAAGGCGCACGCATCCCCGAGTTGATCCTGCAGCGCGGCGACGCCCGCGGCCAGCGGTGCAAGCTGCAACGCCGCAGGCACTACCGCTACACACGCACCGGCGAGCGCGTCCGCTACGCCGGGCCCGCGATGCGCGCCGACGGCACCTGGACCGGCCGGGTCAGCATCGAACGCGCCGACGGCCGCAAGGCGTCGGTCGCCCCTTCTTCTTTAGATGCGCTATCGAGCGCGAAGGGGGCCGCGCGTGTCGCTTGACGATTACGAACTCACCCTCCGCGACGGCTACCGGCTCAAGCCGGTCGGCAACCGCTTCGTCGTCCTCAACGAGGGCGGCATGGCGGTCGGCCCTCCGCTGCGTTGCGAGAGCTACGCGGTGAAGAAGCTGATCGACCTGCGCATCGAACGAACGCGCCGCGAACGGCAGCGCCGCGCGGCAGAGGCCCATCGGCAGGGGGAGGCCGTCCATGCTTAGCCCGCAAGAAACCTCACTCCAATTCGGCCACCGCATCGACGCGGTCGGTACGCAGTTCGTCGTTGTCAATGAACGCGGCGAAGTCCAGGAACGCACCGCCAGCGAGTCGAAGGCGATCAAGGAGCTGCGCAAGCTGCGCGGCGCGTGGCTCAACGGCAAGTACCACAGCACGGACGCGCCGCCGCCGGCCGGGAGGATTGCCGTCGCATGAACATCACAACGACACAAAACGTCGTCCCCCAACTTCCGGGGGAGTTCACCTACGAACCGCTCGGCGTGGTGCCCGCGACGATGCACCGCCAGCGCGAGCGACGCCTGGCCAACGGCCGGCGCGTCCAGTGCCCGACCTGCGGCAGCGTCAAAGCGCCCGGCGCGGTCGTCGCCCACGGCAAGCCGACCTGGTCGACCAAGTACGAGTGCCTCGCCGGGGTCCGGTCCATCTACTGCGACGGCTGCGACCACGTCGTCAAGTGGCTGGAGGAGTACCTGGGCGACACGCCGATCGGCGTCGTCCTCGAAGGCCCCGGCTACAGCTCGGGCACCGACTACATCCGCCGCTACCTCACCGCCCACCCACAGGCCCAGGAGGTCGAGCAGGTATGAGTGACCGCACCTTCTTCATGTTGGCATGGTGGATCGCGATGTTCGTGATCGGTTTCCTGCTCAGCCGTCTGGGCTTTTCGATCGGCGACGTCATCGCGATCGCGGCCGGGCTGGTCGCGGCGATGGTCATCGTGCCCTGCGCCTTCGCCGGCCTCTTCATCGACCTGGACAAGTACAAGGACCAACGCCAGCAGTGACCGCCCTCCGACTCACCCAACCCGACGCCCCGGCCGGTCACATCGACTTCGCCAACTGGCTCACGCTGGACCAGGCGGCCGACAAACTCGGCATCACCGCCGGCCGGCTGCGTGGCAAAGCGCCCGCGCTCGCGGCCAGGGGCCTGGCGACCAAGGCCCAGGCACCCGGGCAGTCGCGGCCGGTCTGGTGGATCGCCCGGCAGTACGACCCGCGGCTCTGGCGCGGCGAGGCGGGGCGCAAACAGCAGCCGGCCGACCTCGGCCAGCTCACCGCGAAAAACCGCGACCTGGTCCGCCAGCGCATGGCCGCCCTGGACAGGTTCCGCTCGACCCGCGCCGCCGAGTCGCGGCCGGTCAAGGACTGGCTGCCCGAGCTGATCGACCAGCTCCGCGCCGATTTCCCCGACGCCTCGGTCAGCCGGTCACACCTGTACGAATGGGACAAGGTCGTGCGGACGCCGGCCGACGCGATCGAGCTGGCCGACGGGCGCGGCGGCGACCAGTACCACGACCGCTACACGGAGTTCTGGAAACGCTTCGAGCTCGACTTCCTCGACCCCAACCAGCCCAAGGTCAAGCACAGCTACGACCGCGTCCGCCTGGAGATGCGTGCCGAGGGCGCGGACCCCAAGACGATCCCGTCGCTCCGCACCGTCCACCGCCAGCTCGACGACCGGATCGCCCCGGCGACCCAGGCGTACCACCGCGACCGCGAGGGCGAATACAAGAGCAGGTTCCTGCCGACGATCCAGCAGGACACCGAGCGCTTCGCGGCTGGCCGCTGCTGGGTCTTCGACCACACGACGATGGACCTGTTTGTCCGCGCGGGTGAGCGCGTGTTCCGGCCCTACCTCACGACGGCCCAGGACTGGCGAACCCGCAAGATCGTCGGCTGGTGCCTGACCTACACGCCCAACAGCGACTCGATCCTGATGACGCTGCGCGAGGGCATCCTCGACCGCTCGAACATGGGCGGGCCCGAGCACATCTGCTTCGACAACGGCAAGGACTTCGACGCGTGGTTCTTCGACGGCCGGACCAAGCAGCAGCGCCGCCGCAAGGTGCAGAACGACTGGCTGGCCGAGTCGAGTTTCCGCGGGATCTTCGCGGAGATGAAGATCGAGCCGCACTTCTCGATCGCCTACGCCCCCAACGGCAAGGCGCGGATGGAGCGCTGGTACGGCTACCTGCACGACAGCTTCGAGCGCACCTTCCCCACCTACTGCGGCAAAGACACGACCAGCAAGCCCGCCGACCTCGACAAGCGCCTGGCCAATCTTCCGGGGGTGCCGACGTATGAGCAGCTGCACGAGCGGCTGAGCGACTGGGTCGACGCGTTCAACCGCCGGGCCGACCACAACATCGAGGACCTCAAGGACGAGGGGCTGCGCCTCTCGCCGACGCAGGCGATGGCCGCCTGGTGCGACACGCGCCGGATGTTCGGCACCAGCGACGAGCACGAGCGCGGTGTGCTGGACAAGCTGCTCATGCACCACGACCGCCCGACGTCGGTCGGCAAGACGGGCGTCGGCATCACCGTCGCGGGCAGCAAGCTCTACTTCGGCCTGGTCCACGGCGTGATCGTCCCCGAGCTGCGCGGCTACCAGGGCCACGCGAAGAAGAAGGTGCGCTGCGCCTACGACCCGCGCGACCTCTCGGCGATCCACGTGTACGACGACGCCGACGGCCGGCTGATCTGCATCGCGCCCAACAACCAGACCGACTCGGCCGGCGGACGCCAGCGCGTCGCCGAGGCGCACCGCGCGATCCGGGCCCACCACAAGAAGCTGGCCGACGCCGGGGTCTACCGCGGCCGGCCCAAGCTCAGCGCGCTCGAGTTCCAGCTCGCGACCGACACGCTGCCCGACGCGCCCGAGCCGTCGACCCGCTCGATCAAGCCGGTTCAAACGGGCTTCGACCAGGCGTCGAAGCAGGCCCAAGAGCAGCAGTACAAGCAGGCCGCCGGGGCCGAGTTCGACCAGGACGAGGACGAACCGGACATCCTCGACGCTCTGGCGAACCAGGGCGGCCCGAGCCCGACCCAAGACGACGAAGAAGACGAGGCCGACGTGTTCAGCCTCGCCGACTTCACCGACCCCTCCACGCCGGCGGACGGTCCGCCGGATGACCAGGAGGATGACGACGACGACACGGATGTCTCGCTGACCTTCATGCCCCCCGACGATCGCGACGAGGACGACGACGATCTGCCGGGGGTCCTCGACGTGCTCCGATGAGCGACCAGCGCGACATCTTAGATGGGCTTCAAGACGACGCCCGGAGACTGCGAGTGGCAAGGACGCTGCCCCCCACCGGTGACCTACCCCCCGACCAGATCAAGCTGGTCGCCGAGGACTTCGAGCGCTTCCTCCAGGCGACGGGCCTGTCCCTGGACAAGGTGAGCAAGTCGCTCGGCTCGGGCTACAGCGCCTCGGTGCTGTCGACCTTCAAGTCGATCGGGCCCGACGGCCGGACCAAGTACACCGGCAACGTCGACAAGGTCGCCCGCGCGGTCAACGGCTACATGGAGCGCTACGCGCAGCAGCAGGAGGCGTACCGGCCCGAAGGCTTCGTGCGGACCGAGGCCGCGGTGCGGATGCTCACGGTCGTGCAGCAGGCCCAGCGCTTGCGGGCGATGGGCCTGATCACGTCCGACCCGGGCCGGGGCAAGACGATGGTCCTCAAGGCCGCCCAGGCGATCTACCACGGCGCGATCTATATCCGCGTCCGGCGCAAGCGCCGGACCGACGCCGGCCTGATCCGGGCGCTGCACGACGAGATGCGGCTGCGGGCCAAGGGCACCGGCTACGACATGGAGCAAAAGATCATCGAGACGCTCGGGGGCACCGACCGGATGCTCCTGATCGACGAGGCGCACCAGCTGACAAAGAGCGCGCTGGAGTTCATCCGCGACATCAACGACGAGTGCGAGATCCCGATCGTCCTGGCCGGCACGCGCGACCTCGAGCAGAACACCCAGGACCAGGGCGTGTTCTTCGGCCAGTTCGCCAGCCGCGTCGCGCTCCGCTACGACGTGAACGACAGCGCCCGCTCGGGCAAGGGCGGCGCGCCGTCGGACCCGACGATCAACAAGCCGATCCACACGGTCAAAGAGATCCTCGAACTGTTCCAGGGCAGCAAGCTGCGGCTGACCGACGACGGCCGCGACTTCCTGTTCCAGCTGGCCAACCTCGAAGGGCGCGGCGGCCTCCGCCTGGTCCGCCAGGTGCTGTCGATCGCGATCCCCTACGCCAACGGCAAGCAGCTGAGCCGCAAGGTCCTGATGAAAGTCGTGCGCGACATGCATGGCAAACGCCGGGCCGACGTGCAGCTCGCCCGCGAGATCGAGCAGTTGAAAGTGAAGGCGGCATGATCACCCACTCCGACCCATCCCGGCTCTCGCCCACCGCCGCCGAGCGCGTCGAGCGCATCGCGGCCGTGCTGCGCGAGCACCGCGGCGAGCCGGTGCGCCTGCAGGTCATCGTCAACCGGCTGCGGGCCGACTCGCTCGTCTCGGTCGGCAAGACGCAGGTCTGCCGGGCGCTCAACGTGCTGCGCGATGGCTTCGGCTGGACGATCCGCCGGGGCTACTTCGGCGTGCAGCTCGAAGGCGACCCGCCCCCGCTCAGCTGGCAGCACGAACGCGACCAGGACCCCTTCGCCTGCCTGGAGGGCATCGACGCTTAGCAAGACACGGAAGACGCAATCGCATGGACGCGACCAAGCCCAACATCCCGGACCCCGACCAGATCGAGCGCGAGCTGGCCGCCGCCTCGGCCGAGCACGACGACGGCAAGCGGTACGTCCGCGCATCGGTCGCCGCGCGGATCATCGGCGTCGGCCCGGGCTTGCAAACGCGTTGGATCAGAGACGGCCGGATCATGCCGATGCGTTTCCGCGTCCCACGCGGCCCGCGTGCGCCACGCGGCATTTTGACTGCCTGGCCGCTGAACCAGGCCATCGTGTGCGCCCGGCGTTACTGGACCAACTCGAACCGCAAGTGGACCGAGGAAGAGGACGAGTTTCTGCTGGCCGCGCTCGGCGAGCTCGACCACGCGACCATCGCCGCGGGCCTACAACGCTCGGCGTGCGCGATCGCTCAGCGAGCGACCGACCTGGGCTACACCCAGCGCAACGCCCAGGGCCTGCTTACCACCGGCGAGGTCGCGCGGCTCTGCGGCGTGTCACGTGAGGCGGTGAACAACTGGTGCTTGAAGATGGCCCGCCCGCTTCGCTTTTCCCGCGTGCCCTCGGCCGACCGCGCGAAGCTGATCAGCACCGACGACCTGCGCGGTTTTTTCAAGGCGAACCCGGCGTCGTTTGAACGCCTCTCGAAACAAGCTCAAGCGCGGATCGATCGCGTCACGATGACGGTCCACCAACGCCGAAAGGCGGTGGCCGCATGACGACGACGACGGTCAAACAAAAAGCCCGCCGCCGCCCCGGTCCCTGGACACCGATCCGACCGACGATCGTGCCGTGCAGGGTGATCTACACCGACGCGCTGTGCGCCGACGTGCCGGTTCGGGAAGTCGGCCAGTCCAGCCGGCTGCGCCTCACCCCGCGCCAGCAGTGCAAGCTCGCCCCGGAAAGCGAGGCCGCCGCATGAAACGCTCCGGCTGGACCGACAAGCAAAAGCGTCTCGCGATCATCGCGTGCCGCGACGCGCGGATCAGCAACGACCGGCGCAAGCTCATCCTGCGCCAGCTCGGCGGCCACGCGATCCCGTCGCGCGGCGGCGAGCCGACGTCGACGAGCCCGCGCCTGACCGACGCCGACTTCGAGAAGTTCATGTCCTGCGCCGAGATGTCGACGCCCGACAACCAGCTGCTCAGCTTTGCGCCGTTCTACTGGCAGGACAAGTACATCGACGGCCCGTTCGGCCGGCTCAAGCACCGCGCCGTCAAGCTCAGCCTCGCGCTCACCGACGCGGGCGTGGAGTGGATCGGCATCGTCACCAAGGCGATCGGCCGCGACTTCGACAACCACCTGGCCAACCTCGACCAGGACGAGCTGAACAAGGCCATCGACGCGATGACCGCCGTCGGCAAGCGCCCCGCCCCCGGAAGCGGAAAGGGGGCGGCGTGAACAGCGACGACCTTCAACTGGTTTGTGAGAAGTCCGAACCGATCGGCACCGTTGGTCTGGATCGCCAACGTCTTCGGCTCACCGGCGTCGACTTGGAGGAACTGCTGCAAGAGATCGCGCGCGGCGGCGAGGTCTGGAAACTGCTGGACCTCATCGATCGCGATGTCCTCCTTGACTACGTCGATCCCGACGGCCGTTTCGCCAACCTCGAAGACGAGGTCGAGGAATTGACAGACCAGCTCATCTTCGCACGCCGACAGCTGGACAAGCTCAAGCAGAACAACAAGCCAACGAAAGACGAGACGCCAGTCGACCAGGCGGGGAGGGCACAGCGATGACCCCGGCCCTCGAACAATTCGTGATCGATTCCTTCGCCGTCGGCGACCTGATCGTCTTCGCCGCGACCCAGGCGAACCGGGACGAGGGCTTGGTCAATCGTCACGGCGTCGTGCGCGCGGTGCGCTACCAACACGACTGCGGCGGCGACCTGCCGCGCTACGACGTCGAGGCCGACTTCCTCAACACGATCTTTATTAAAGTCCACCCCAGCCACCTGATCAAGGACCGGATCGCATGAGAGTACAAGACGCCGTGCAACAAGTGATGACCGAACTGTCCAAGACGACAGACAAGGCCGTGCCGATCGCGTCGCCACACGAGGGCTACGCCTTCCTTAAAGACGAACTCGATGACCTCTACGAAGCGGTCCGCACGAACAGCGGCAAGCCACATCAACGCGCAGAGGCCAAGCACATCGCAGCGATGGCAATCCGCTTCATGATCGACTGTACATAAACGACGCTATAGGCCTATCCAATGAATACGCAGGCAA